TGAAAATGATACAAATGAAACTAACCGAAGGCTATTAGAAACGTTAGCTGACGGGTGTAATAAAGCAATTTCACTCTTTGATGCTACTGGTATGACAGATGATTATTTGGCATTATTGGGTGAAGACAAGGAAAGTAAAACATATAAGAAGGCTACAAAGGTAAAGAAGAAGAAAAATAAAAAAACTATTGCTGTAGATAATATTGATGTGGTAAGGCCAGTCGTTGAGGAAGGAAAGATTGAAGAACCATTACCAGTTGATATACCCGCAATAGAAGAGATTGTTGATACCACGGTGCCAATTGCTGATGGAACAGTTAATTCTTTACCTAGAGGTGAGGTTAAAAACATTAATAGTTTATTTGCCACCTTTAGAGACATGGGCTTTGAAGAATATGCCTGTGAATATAATAGTTTGGACGTGCATATTGAGGATATGATTGAACCTAATGTCTCACAAAATGTTGAAGGATTGTGGGAATATGATGCAGTGTCCAAATTTAGTAGCGTTCATGGTTCTATAAATGAGGACCGTATGTTTTCTACCGCTATCAATGTTGATAAATCTGCTACATTTAAAAGCCACCATAATAAGGCCAATGCGAGATTTACAACAACCTGTAATGCACCACTTTGGTGTGGTTCTAAGTCACAGTGTGACATAACTTTTAATTCATATACTAATGCATTAACAGTCAAAAATGGACCACCTGAGTGGAAAACCATACCCGTGTCTACTTCTGATGTTAAAACGACAAATCAGCATGATTTGCTTGCTGAAGTTCGTAAATTCTATGAATTTAAGAATGTAGATTGGGCATGTGGTTTTAATCAGTGGACTGGCACATATAGATTGGGTGTTATAGATGTGGGTGCAAGTAATAGGCTTATGTCGCAGGGGTTAACTGGACATTATGTCATGCCTACATTAGATATACCCGATATGGAGAGAAATGTTCAAAGACATAATACAATGCTTTCATATCTTAATATGATTGACTCTGAAAAGATGCCACAACGTATGTATTTTCACGAGCAGACTTTTTGTGATTTTTTTGACAATAATGAAATCTGCTATGAAAATTTCATATTTAACTTCACTGACTCACTATACTACATCAACCCTTTAGATTTAGATCGTTTAGCATTTATGCGAAATAGTAAAGGGGATTTAATAAATGGACTTGTTGGCGTAGGCAGTATGCACCTTTTTTTACCACAGGATGGATTAATTAAAATAGGTGAGACTGTTTATGGCAGCACACTACATTTAAAAAACCTGGTCTTCATGCAAGTTGAGGGAAATAAATATTATTATAGACATATGAATTTTTATGAGGAGCTCCGGGTTAAGCGCATGGTAAGATATCGTTTTGAAAAGAATGGTGTGAAGCGTTTATTAACCATTGTGCTTAAGGATAGTGTTAATATGACATCGACTGAGTATGTCAGTTTTAACATTATCGTGTCTGATGTAAGTATGGCTGCACCTTTAATGTCCGATGTCGTTGTTAACGACGTGCCAAACGTAACAATCAAGGATGTAACTGAGGAAGTTTTGGAAAAACCTAAGACCCTTGAGTTGTGTAACAATAAGTTAGGACCGTTTGACAAGATAGTTAACCTCACTAAGGAAAAAGGGGTTATAATGAGACATGTTAAGGGTGTAATACGCGCTATGGTGATAAGGAGAAAAGATAAATCACTACTATCACCATTTGATTATGATCGATTTTTGATTGATGAAGAACGGTATGATATATCGGTTCCCTATTCAGCAATAAATTCACTTATTAATACCATAATCAATACTAAGATTGTAACTGTTGACAATATTTTAGATTTGTACAAAGTTGCAACTGTTAAATTGTATGGCGCGCCAGCAATGATGGCATTAATGCCCGTTGTTGAAACTGCATTACAGATTGCTCTGCAGGTACAGTCTTATGCACTGTTATTATCAAGTTCAAAGCTTGTGAGGGCAATAAACGATGTTAAGGAAGGTAACATCGAAACTAAAGCTAGGGGCATAATAAATCGGTTTAAGACTTGGATCGGTTCTGCTTTATATAATGCACCCAGCCTGACCCTGAATGAAGCCACGGAAATGGCTGATTTAGGTATCATGGCTCGATTGTTCCAAGAGGACGATCGGCTTTAGATTGATAGCGGGCCTTGGGGCCCCCCTGTAACATCATTGCGGCAAAATGATGTTATGTTAAGGGGTATTTGCTGTCATGATGGTATGAAAAAAGAATTTAATGAATCCATCATTGATCCTCAACACGAATTAAAGTATTGCAAATTTGATTGGAACATACAACTTGAAGACATACCGTGTACGTGTACAACAAACTTTGCTGCCAAAAGGGTGCTGCCTGATAAGGGGTCAGGACAGAAAAACATTGTAGTGTATAACAATTGTCAGAGGACATTGTTTGCTGCAATGAAGCGCCAGTTGAAGTTGACCGCGAGCCCAGATGATTCTGTTATAGTGCGATTTCAACGTTGGTTTGATACAAAGTTTGAGCGTGATTTCAATTTCCTCCATAATTTTAATTATTCATACAAGCAATGGTATGAACATATAGATGCTAACAAACAGGAGGAAATAGACAAATTTTTGAGCTTATCTAATGAACAAATGGACATGGCATTAGGCAGGGTTACTATATTCGAAATGTTTTGTAAGCGGGAAAAGCAAATCATTGAATCATATGACAAAATGCCTAAGAATAGAGCTATATCCGGTGCTCAAGTTAAAATGAAACACGTTATGGGGCCCGTTTGTTGGGCTCTAGAAAAGTACTGTTCACGTAATCTAAAAGGTTATGTCGTAGGTACCAATTGGTCTGAAAAAGAGATTAAGCTCACAAAGTATTATAAATCAGGTTTAAAGTATACCATACAGGGTGACGGTTCTGCTTTTGACACAACACAGAACAATGGTCTTAAATATGTTGATCATAAGATTTATAATAGGTTGGTTGAGTTAGGCAAAATACATCACGTTGACCCAAATATTTTCAAAGCAACTGCTTGTGAACTCAAGCGTAAATATGTTGGTTATGTATGTGGTAGAGACGTTGGACGTGAAATTTTATTTGATGCCAATTTATACGGTACTGTTGGAAGTGGAGCACCTGATACAACCCTAATGAACACTATTAGAATGATATATTATAATCGTTTTGTAATGGAAGAGTTGATCGGCCTGCATGAGGATGAGTATGAACTTTGGGCGTCTGGTGATGATTTTGTCTGTTTTGTTAGTGACCCAAATTTTGATTATGCCTCATATTATAATATAATCTTTTCTCCACCTAGTGCTGATTTTAAGGTGGTTAAGAACCATGGTTTAGGTATGGTTCTTAAATTTTTAAAGATAGGATTGTATGAGGATATTGATTTTTGTTCAACTCATGTTGTATGTGATTATCGTAATGAGTCGTTTAAAATTGTAAGGCAGCTAAACCGAGTTAATCCACTATGTTTTTGGTCTGATACTGCGCATCATTACAATAATTACGAACTTAAAATGTATTATAAGGCATTAGCTGATTCTTTTACTGCTTGGTGTGGTACTATGCCTTATTATACTGCATTGCGTGATTTTTTTTTGCATTTATATACCTCACAAACTTATTCTAAACATGATTACAGAATTGCAATTAAGAAAATGAATTCTGTTTTATGTAGGAAAACTATAGTTTGGCCCAATGATGGGCCCGAATTGCCATTTGAGCAATGTGGGGATCCAAATAGTTATTATTTCTTGAGGAAAGATAACTATACTTTTGGTGATCGTGTTAGCAACCTTGATTTCAATCAGGCTGTTTATTATGACTTTTTTTTGAAGAAGTATTCTTTAGCGAGGGTAGATATTGATAAGGCTGCTAGGGAGATAGGTGTACGAACTGCTGTCGACACTATATCACAGCAAATGTTGGTTACATAAGCTTGCTG